CGCAGCATCTGTACTCAGGCCAGAAGCGTTGTCCTAATTTTACATCAACTGTTTTAATCATAAACTTGGATACCATAAATCCAAATGTATCTGCATCATCTTTCTTTTCGAATACATACATATAGAATCTACTAAATTCACTAACTACCTCATCTAAAGGTCTTACTGGCATTAATAGATATCCATCTGTATATAATTCTTCTGATATTAAGCATACCCAGTATTTCTTTTTTCCGGGTTTTACTTTATATCTAAACCTTTCTTTCAGTTTTGTGTGCATCCATTCTGGTACTCGGTTTAAAAGGTATTTAATGTATATCTTGTCCTTCTTATTCAACCGCCTTTTAAATGCAGAAGGCTGTTGTAGCATTCTTGGTAGAATCCTAAAGTTATTCCACCTATCGAACTCTAGAATTAACCTCATTGAATCTAAGTCCCAGGGGTCTTCTGATTCTTTGAGTCTTTTCATATTTCTTTCGATATTACTATTGCTTACCTTTGAGAGTAAGTTAGAAGAGTCTCCAGTATATAGACTAGCTTCTTTCCTTGTTAATCTCTTTTCAATACATCCTTCAATAAAATCACAAAAGCTTCGTTCGCAAGGGCAGTCAGGTCGAAAAATAGAAGTGTGTAACTCGAAAAAATCAGAGAATAATCTGAAGAACTTTTCTGACCTTTCTCTGATTTCTAAATACTTGTAATGTGACAACTTTAAAATTTCACCAGCTTCCCATGAGGATTTGCTTTCTGATAACTGAAGGAATAAAGACTGCCTCTCTATTTCGTTTAAGCAGTCCCAAGCTTTCTTCTGAGCATCGTTCATATTAATTCCTCCTAAAATCCATTATTCTATCTATTGATTCACTTGTTATCTCATTTGGGTCATAATCTTGGGAGTTAGCATATAACTTATCTGGGTCATAATTCTGGTACACGCTATAGATTACGTTATCAAAGGGTAACCATATTTCCATTTTACCCATTTCCGGATATAAAAGAAGTTGTACCATTTTATTTATGTGGTCTATACCTAATACCGTAGCATCTATCCCTTCGTAAGGATAACCTTTGAGTACTAAGTAATCGCCTATCTTAACATTCATCAAATCGTCTACAGAATATTTCTTTCCTTCTTTTGCCATCCTCTTAAACCTTTTAACATCCTTTCTGGTACATGTAGCTACCAATGAGAAATCATCAAAGTCTTCAGAATTATCTATTCTAGCTTTCTTCTTTCTTTCATGAAGAGTCTCTGTAGACTTTAACCAAGTTCTTATACCTGATATACTTCTCTTCAGTTTGTTTAGAAAAGGTCTAGAGTACGCTAACTCTGTAGGCATCTTGATAAAACCATAATTGAATAAGATAGGTACTTCTTCGAATATCATCTTACCCTTTGCGGTTTTCTTTAAAACGTTTATCGTGGGGATAATGGCACGTACTTTTTTATATCCCTTTTCTTTAAGTTCTTTATTAATGTTCTGATAATACTTTCGTTCTATGTAGAAAATACAATAAGAATAAGGGATACGTTTCATATTATTTCTTTTTAATGATTAACTTAGCTTGCTTATGTACTTGCTTATAATTAACATTCTCCAGAATATCACTTGCAAGAAATACATAAAGATTAACTGAAGTACTGATTGACATACTGGGTTTTTTAGATTGTACCCATATAAAATCTCCCAGAGTACCAGGTCCCCCTTCTACTACAAAGAAAAATTCATTTGCAGGCATAGAGTTATACCTCATACATAATATGGGGAGTTTATTTGCCCTTTTAGCATCCTTACTTGCTTGTTCCCAAAATCTTAGGATATCACAAGTTTTGTTTCCAAGCAGTACATGTTCGAATTTGATATCTTTGTAATTTTTACATTCGATAGATATCTTACAGCGATGAGCATGTTTTTCATCTGTACAGGTTAAATCAGAAGTGGCATCCTTATTAGAATGCCAAGCTCCTGAACCTGCCCGATTCCTTTCAAATTTGAACCCAGTCCACTGAGTAAACCAGGCTCCTATTTTTCTTTCAAATCTGTTTCCTTTATTTTTTGAGTTCATAGGTTAATGTCTTGTAGTTATAACATTATAGTAAATTATAACTACTTAGGCCATTGACTTTTTCGACTTGCAGGATTTTCGTATTTGATAGAGGAAGAGAATCTAAATGAGTAATTAAGAATAGGGTTTTATCTGCAAAAGTATGTCTGATTAA